GCGCGTGCCGTGCACGAGCTCCGAGGGGCGCTTGGCGCCGATGCCGTACGGATCGGGATTCTGTTCTGCGTCTGATTCTTTACGAGAGCGGCGCATGGCTTCCTTTCAGGCGGAACCGCCTGGGCTATTGGTGGATACACTGGGTCCGGCAAGAAAATAACCGACCCCCCATTCGGAATTCATACCTACACAGAGCACCAGCGACATGCCCGGTATCGGTGGCTGCTCGATGAGTAACTTGGTTGAGGTCGCCCAAACTTCATCAGCCTCGGTATGCACCGGTGGCGCATTGCGATGAATCTCGCGCAGCTCACTCAATTGCACCGTGCGACCTTCGAGCTCGTCCTGATGCTCTATAATGATGACGGCAATTTTTTCCGGTGCGTCACCGCATGCCACCGCGCGGCCTATGAGCTCCCGGATCACGTCTGTGCTCTCCTTGAATAGCTCCACCAGCGTGGTCGGCATCCGAGGCTCGGTGAGATCTTCTATCTTGAACCCGTTCATGCTACCGACCTTTCCCGCACCTTACTTAGGTACGATTCCGCTAGCCGCTTGATGTGCTGCGGATCGGTTTCGAGTTTCTCCAGCAGTTCCTGTTGAGGATTCATTACACCTTCGGATTGCACCTTCTTCAACCCGAGCACGTCGGCCACCACCGGATCGCTGCCACTGTCGGTCACCAGATAGTACGCGAACACCGGCTGCTTCTGCCCATCGCGGAATATGCGACACTCGCACTGCTCGTGCACACCGGGACTCCAGTCGAGCTCCCCGAAGATCACTGTCTGGCAGCGCTCCTGCAGCCCATCGAGCCCGGCACCGGCACGGAGCGAGATGATCATCACCTTGGCGTCGCCCTCACAGAACGCCTGCTTGCTCGCGCGCTTCTGCTTGGGGCTCTCGCTGCCAGTGAACATCACCGGCGCCAGCTCCTTCAACTGCTCCAGCCAGAGCTCGTAGACCTCGCGGTGCCACCCGTACAGGACGATTTTGGGCTCGGTCTCGGCAATCAACTTCACGAACTCCGCCACGTAAGGCGCCTTGGCGATCCCGGTGGCCTGACGCAGCAGAATGGAAAGTTCCTCGGCGGCGCGGAACTTGTCACCTCGACCCAGAGGGTTATCGGACAGGATGATGCGCGCGAGCTCGGTAGCCGTAGTCTCGACCTTACTCAGATGATCGAGATCGGAGTCGATGTGTTGAACGTTACGAGTGAGCGGGGGCAGCTCGCGGCCCACGTCCGCGCGGGTGCGGCGCAGCATGATGCCCTGATCGCGCAGGTACGTGCCGAACGCAGCGGGATTCTTGATCCGGGAGTTGCCTCGGTAGTCCACCGACTGGCACCACTCCTTCAGGTACTCCTCGTGCGAGCCCAGCGCGTCGGGACGCAGCGCCTGCACCACGTTGTACATCTCGCCACCGTAGTTGTATATAGGAGTTCCGGAAAGCCCCAGCCTGTACTCCGCGTGGTGCGCGAGGGCGTATGCTGCTTCGCCTTTCGCGCTTTGAGTGCCGCGGCGGAGCTCCTGGATTTCATCGAACACCACCGACTTGACTAGCGGCATGAGGTAGGGCGCCCAGCCCGCGAGCTTGTGGTAGTTGGAAATGATCACGTCAGGAAATGTCGGCTCCCTGTCGCGCCGCGCCTGGCGCAGCTCGTAGGGCTTGCCCGTCTTTAGAATATGGGTGGTCAGTGCCGGCGCGAACCGACTGATCTCGGCCTCCCACTGCTCGGGCAGGTGCGTCAGCGTGACGACCAGCGCCGGTAGCGTGCGGGTGTCGGCGAGGCCTCCGATAGCGGCTGCTGTCTTTCCAAGCCCCATCTGATCAGCCAGGAGCAGACCCTTCATTTCGAACCACAGGCCCACCGCGAGGCGCTGGTACTCACGCAGCGGCACAGCGAGCTCGACGCCTTCCGGTAAACGAATGCCCGCCAGGAGCTCGGCGATGGTGGCCTGCTGCTCGACCTGCGCCGCGGCACGAATCCGCAACTGTTTCTTCAGTGCCTGGGGCTGAAACTGCATCGGGTAGCGGAGCAGAAACCACTCCAGATCCCGACAGATTTCCAAGGTATCACCGAGCTCGTAGGTGCCGAAGATCTCGTCCTGGTCGACATTGCCAGCATGGTGCGTACGCGGGAACAGCCGACAGAGCTTGATCAGCACGTGTGGCTCGGCTGCGACGAGCCACAGCTTCTCCTTCTTGTTGTAGCGCACGGTGCCGTAGGTCTTCATGACCACCTCCGCATCGGGTCCAGGCGCATTTTCATGTACCGCCGGGCGCGTGCCGCTGCCCACCGAATCAAGCCCCAGGTCGTCACGTCACGCTGAATCAGCCGATCATAGGACCGGCAACAGGGTCGGCATAGTCCCTCGCGCGGCACCTCCACTGACCGTTTCCTGGGCACCCGATCGCACACCACGCAACTAACCGACCGGGGCGCCATTCAGAGTATCCCCTGCATCAGCACAGCTGCACACACCCTCTTGCCGCCTATGACATCGGGCAGGCGCGCGAGTTGAACCCGGCTCGTGACCAGCACGAGCTCGTTCAACATCGGGGACTTGGCATAGCGCTGCAGCTGCCGCACCAGATCCGATCTGCTTCCCTGGATCTTCACCTCCACTCCAATGCGATTGGCCAGCAGAAAGTCGATGCGGTCTGTTTGATTCAATGGCACCTCGCGCCGGTTACTCAGCTGCTTTTCACCAAACAAATCCTGCAACCCTTCCTGCAGACGCGCTTCGGTACTGCAGTCGAATCGGTAACCCTCGATCAGTTTGGCGAGCTCACGAGCGGTCATCTTCACCACCGAATCGTGCAGGCCTTACTAAGGTAACCGCAACAGACCGTGCCCTCGACCATCTTACCCACTGGGTTCTTCGCATGAAAACCGGTTGACGTGTCATCGCCTTCCCCGCAAGCCCACGCCGAGTAACCCGTGAAGGTGATCTCGGTAAAACCCTGGGACTCGAGAGCATGGCGTGATTTGTTCTCGTCGGTGCACCCCAGCAGTAGCGCACCGATCACAATCATAATGTACTTCATGTCACCTTCCATTCGGTCACAGGAATCGAGACCCGCTCGAGACGCGCGCAGCAGTCCGCGGTACCGGGACCGCCGAGCGGGAACGCTTCCGCGCTCACCTCGTACCCGTGCTCGCGAAATATAAACAGAAGATCGACTAGCAGCGCATTGCGCTTGGGCCCGGCGGAGCGATCAAGCTCGCCGCCCGGCACCGGGCGCCAGATCGCTGGAATGCCGATTACTATCCAGCCCGCTTGCGCGCCAAACGAAGCCGCCATTCGATCGAGTCCCCTGGCAGCCCCATGCAGCATCACCGAGCCAGGTGGATACTTGATGACCGCACGGCGGACTGGATCAGGATCCTTCCAGTCGCGTGAGCCTGTAAACAGCACTGCGTGTTTCAAGTCACATCACCGGTCGTTGCTTACTGAACTCGATCGCCTGACGCTTGCGTCGTAACCGGCGTAGCGTGTTCTCGTCTACCTTCCAGAGGCGCAACTCTGCAGCGTTCGCGGCGCCCCCGAGCAGAGAGCCGTCCTTCAGGCTTAACTCATACTGACCCGCCCCAGGCCAGTACACGATCGGGCGGAGCGGGACCCCACCAAAGCCGTCCAACCATACCGAACGAGTGGCTCCGCTACCGGTATGCGTAAGCACGAGCGAGTCAGTCGGTTTCATCGGCATCGAACTTCTTACGAACCGTCTCCAGCATTTCTTCCCCGTAGAGCATGCGTGCGCAACCGGGACAGATGGGGGCTACACAGGCTTCGCCTGGATCTATCAACGAGATCACCCAACCGGTCTCCCGAAAGAGAGTTCTGGAATGGATATGCTCGCCCACAAACGGCGCGCGCACCTGCATAGCGCACTCAACGCAGGTCAACACGAGCCTCATCGGGGTCTTAGGTTGCGCAGAGCCCTTTGACATCATATCCGCCTACAGTGGCATCACTCTGATGTCAATCAGGACGCACGACGACACGCGAGTCCTTGAGGCGTCCGAGCGCTTTCTCTGCCTTCTCAGCACGGGCTTTCCAAGTCTTCAGTTCCGCAACCTTGGCGCGTAGCTCCGTCTTGACCTGCTGCAGCTCCGCCCGCAGCCGGGCGTTTTCGTTCGCTTGTGACACCGCCCGTGGTGTTTCCTTCCTGGGATCCACCTGGCGCAACAACTCCCGAGCCTTCTGTTCGCTCGGTAGCGTGCCACCGTGCTGATCCGCGAACGAGGCAACCGCCGTGATGAACTCCGGCACGTTGCCCGAGTTGTGCACCGCTGAGAGCGCCATCACCGCCTTGGCACCGATCTTGAGCGCATCATTCGGAGAATCTAGCTGCTTCAAACCAGCCGCAAATGTCGCGTAGCGTGCCGGCGCACAGAGATCGTGGTTTCTTATGAAGCCAGCAAACACATCGTACCCATTGAGACGTAAGAACTCCATGTACTGCTGCTCGATGTGCCAGAGGCCCAAGAAGAACCTGGCTTCGTCGCGCTCGAACTCGATACGCAGATCTCGACAGTGCTGTACAATACCTTCCAGTGATTTGAACTTCATGGTTTTTCCTTTTTTCTAAGCGCCTACCCTATAAAACGAAGTGAAGCCGGCAAGGATCTCCGTTCTCCAATCCTTTTGGAACTCGACCTTCTCTTTCAACAATGCACGGCGGCTCGCCTTCTCACTCCGCTCCGACCTCCAATCCTTCTGCGCTCGATCGCGAGCTCGAGATCGACGACCTCTGGGCGTTCGTGGGCAAGTTCCGATCTCCAATCCGTTCGAGAGAACGACGACGGCCGTTCACCACGCTCCGACCTCCAATCCTTCCGTCGCGAGTAGGATCTGCGCTACCATCGACGAATACGAGTCCATGCTCCGACCTCCAATCCTTCTGCGCTCG